CCACCCTTGAGGACACTAACCGGTGGCTAGTGTTTCTCCTCTCGTTCTCAGCTAGCGCTGAAGAACGCCTCTACGACTCCCTTCCAGGAGTCGTAGGATCCACACTGGTGGACCCGGAAGGCATCAAGGTCAAACCTGGACAGCGTCTTAGGATGCTGCCCAGAAGAGACCACTCCCTCCCTGGCACGGCCCTTAGTGACCGGGCCCGGAAGCCACGAGCAGTCGAGTTCCGAATTCGACGGCACGTAGTCCCAGAAGGGAATCGATGCACTTTCCATTTTCACCCTCTGTGGCGAACCGGGAAACTCGCGCAGTGCGCAAGTAAGCGGGCCATGGCCCGCTTCCCCGGTTTCTTCGTTACGCCACCAAGAGTGACTGTGTATACCCCACAGGATGGACGTATAATACGTAACATCGAGCCCTAAGGGCTCTCCGTTATCATCCGTGGGTTCATCAACAAACCTTGCCCTCTTCTGAACAGAAAGCCGCCGGTACTTAAACCAGTAGCTCGGAGTCAGTCGAGGACGCTTGGAAAGCCTAAACGGAACGTGAACTCCCGCGGTCACGCTCTCAGAGGGTGGCACCCGGATATCCGGGGCCATTGACCTCAAGAGAGACAGTGTCTTTGGGAGCGAAACGCCCGTATAGGCCGACCAGCGTGCCAGTCTGTTGATGGCCGAATACACAGCAGTAGGAGTCTCGAGCGACCGAACATAGATACCTCTCACGAGGTGTCCCATGTAATAGTCGTGCCCGCATGACTCACGGAAGCCGCCTGAGTTGAACGACTTATCGCCGTTGACTCGAAACTCGAGTTTCTCTAGCATCTTACAGAGGAAGCCGAAGGCCTCCTTGGGGACGACGATGTCATCTCCGAAGACTGAGTACCTCGAGCCGGGACAGGTTAAGTCCACAGCAGCTCTTGCCGCAGAAGCGAATATCGCAGTCTCGAGGGGAAAGGTAAAACCGTTCCCCATGGTCGAGATCATGCGAAGCCTCTCTTCACCGTGTCCTGGAACGGACACAACTGAGCAACGCGACATCATAAGGAGTCTCTTAAGGAAACTCGGTCTGATAATCTTGCTGCACAGCGAAAGGCCGATGCTGTCGGAAGCTGAGGAGAGATCTATGGTCCCGTAGGACCCATCCCTTGACCCCAGCTGCGCCAGTTCTCGATTAACGGCTGGTTGAGTACTCAGGTTAATACCGAAGTACTCCTTCAGTCGCCTCTCGATGTAGCGCCCAATCCCGAGCTGGACTATCATGTTCAGCAAGGGCTCGGTACAGCAACTTCTCGCCTCATCTACGTTCTTCGGCACGAAGAACATACGACCACCTTGAACGCGCTCGAACCCAAAACGTTCTGAACGGAGCTTCTCAGCTTCGGCCCAGACGCCTGAGTCGGAGAGAGCGCAGCGGTAGACCATGATTAGGTCTGGGTCGGTGTAGCTGAACTTAGAACGAAAGAGCTTGGCATGGAGCTCGGAGCTGTCAGCAAGCTGACTAGCCCCGGGCCCTGGGCCCATCTCCGCCGTGAGGTCAGCGTAACCCACCCCGCCGAGCGAGCAGGTGTCCAGAGCCTGATTCAGATGATCTACGAACAAGTCGTAGAACCATGACTCAGCCTCTGACTCAGCGCCAAACTGGTAGTCCTCGGAAAGGCTTCGATTTACGCGTAGGAACTTTTCAGTTGCTACGCGGGTCTGATCCTTCGACAGACGACCAGAGGGGCAGAGCTTCTTAAAGAAGCTCTTTCTGAGCATTAGCCTCCTAACGTCCTCTACGGACATATCGGAGGAAATGAACTCCTGCGCGAGCGCGAGCTCGCTCTCAAGGACCGATTGAACGTCAGCGTAATCACGCATGAGAATCCTCTCAGTAGGGCAAACCACACCCGGAATCTAAGCGAGAGCTCAGAACCCGGGGCGTCACCGGCGTCCATCGTTAGATGGTACCGGTAACGGCCGTCTTGCGGATCTCCTCCGCGAGCTGCGTAAGCAGCCCGATATGGAAGGAGATCATAGCAGCGAGGCTGTTCGGGTCGGCGAGGTCGGCACCGGCGGGCACGGAAAGAACCGTGCGCACCATGCCGGCCTTCACGGCCTGACCAGCGAGCGGCAGCATACCCTTGCGCGTGAGAACGGTGTAGTCGTTCATGGGGACCGAGCGCAGGACCCCGGTGACCGGGTTAACCGGTTGCAGGGTCTTCAGCGTGGTCGGACGGAACATCGTGCCGGTAAAGGGCGAGGACGCAGAATGCGGGCTGACGCCCGACTGCGTCCCTCCGAGCGCCGTGACGGCAACCTGCTTGGCATTCGCAGCAGGCGCCGTGTCAGCCGTGACCGTATAGGTCGGGCTGGTCAGGACGCTCGAGGTAGCCCCGGTGACGGGGCTGGTGGGGTTGAAAGCCATTGCTTGGCTCCTAGAGGTTGGTTGGACAGAATAGCGCTAACCTGGCTACTTGAACCAGAGTGCAGCGCTGTTGACTCGCCGTGCGAGTAGTGCGGCCGTCATGTTCGCCAGCTTCTTTGGGCTAGTAGGGTAACTAGTCGTCAGTTGCGGGATACCAAGAGAGCCGGGCAAAGAGCGAGTGAAAACAGTAGACCGAGTAGTCCACTGCCCGAGATGCCCTGCATCGGATTTGAAAGTGTAGCCGCTAGCCTTGTAGGCCGGATAGGTCGGGGTGGTGAGCGTCGAAGTCGTAACCCGTCGTTCCGTCTTGATAATCCAGTCGATATTCTCGGTGTGGGTAACACCCGCCTCGAGAATCTGCTGAATATTCAAGAAGTAATCGATGAGCCATGACCACGGCACCGCCTCCCAAACCGAGGTCAAAAGGTTTCGCGGATCGAGACCAAGCAGCTGCTTGAGTCTCTCTACACTGCCGAAGTCTGCCTGGAGCGAGTTACGTAGCTTGACAACATACTTAACACCAAGTTCGTGGGAGTCCTTCCGTTGCGCGCGCCAGCCGATCAAATTGAACGGCGAACCCGTGTTTCCGGTGGGAAAACCAAGATATTGATGATCAGTGTAGTTGCCGGTAGCGTAGGCGGTCAGAAGGTCATTCGTTTCGCGCGGGATCTCTCCCGTGCCCTCGAAATTCCACCTGGCCGCGGCTTCAGCTATCTCTCGGGTGTCCTCGATGAGAGGCGCAAGACCGAAAGAGTACTCCAGATACGTCGAAGCGATGTGCTTCTCCAGCTTAGCTCGCTTGAACGAGGTCGACCCCTTGTATCCTTTCGCCTCAAGGGCGATGCGATTAAGGCGTCTAGTCGTCAAGTCAAACACGGCTGAAGCAGGCGCACCGAATTGACGCAGGGTTTGACGAAGCTCGGCGATTTGAGGCATAACAGACGTATGCTCGTATTCGCTGCGGATCCTCTCGAGGATCTTGGCAAGAGCTCTGTTTTGGACGACAGTCGGCACAGAGGGAGGGTTAGCGAACGCCGGGTTCGAAATGAACCCGTTAAACGTTTGCTGAACCCAATACTGTGTTCGATCGTCGCGCGCCCAGGCGTCACCTGGTTGGGAGCTGAGGACTTCGGACGCTTGAAGATAGTACGGGGAAGCAGCAAGCTCCCCCTTAGCGATCTTCTCGCGCCAGTTGTCGACTTTACTTCCGGTACGAGTACAGGTCCTCGAAACAACGGTGCCGCGATTATCGGAGCTGACAGGGGTCAAACCCTTGCCGGTAACCGAATAGCTGCGGCCACCGTAGGCCTCGATGGACCAGTTCTTCGTATAGGTCATAAAGTGCTCCTTAGTAGTACGCTAGGAATCTGACAGGACAGATCAGGCCCACTAGGTGGGATCCTGTGCAAGCCCCAAG